GTCAACACCTTACGTGTGACGTGAGCTCGAGCGTAGGAGGTGGCGTCATGATCAACACCTTCATTAGTCTGCTGTGCTATCTGCTTGGCTGGAAAGGATATGGATGGGTACATGCCGGTCAAAAGACCGCGCTGGAAGGCTTCGGCTCTGCGCACGAAGTCACCACGCCCGGGTAGGTCGCGCTTGCAAGCGCCCCACGCCCGCACCCACACTCCTGCATTCAACACCGGCACAATGGTGCCGTCATCCAGCTCAACTGGTGAGTGCTTCAAGAATTGCAACTCTTGGAATCTCGCCAGCGGTTCCGTTCCTGTCAGGATGAACCCAGCGTCACGTGCGGATTGTTGAATGCCACGACTGGAGAACCCGTGTCCATAGGCGACGTTGACGACGCACAAAAAGTTCCCGATCGTATCCAGCAAAGTCGTAGCACCATTGCCAGAATACATTTTATGGAACTTGGGTCGTAACAAGACGCTTTTTCTTTCGACGAGGGATCTAATCTTCAACGGCATCAAGCACTGAGACAAAACAGCGTGCAACTCACAACGCATATTGGCAGGTGGCATCTCTTCAAGCAACTCAAAGATGCTGGGACCAATAGACGCATCACAGTTACTAAGATCGAAGTTGAACCGCAATATGTCAGATCCTACACGAACGGAGAAACAGCAGTCGTCGGAAAAGACGACGGCGTACCACCTCTTGGGCGGCGTGCGCAGACGAGTAAAAGCGTGTACGAGTGCGTCCTCATCTGGTTTGAGGACAAAGCTCACCTCGCCATCATCAAAGACAAATGGTGTAGCGGCCACAGCATGCTTCAGGATGTCCATTATCCTGAAGGAGGCTAAAGATCCGCTGATGCCAATGTCAACGACGAGGCGAGGCTTCTTCCCGAACTTCGCATACTCCTCAGGTTTCATAAACCCAATGACGAAAAGCTTACCCCGGTGAGGCGTTATGTAATGCTTGTCACGATAACGCGTTCCATCGGCGTTCATATCTTTCCATCCATTAATGCGCATGATTCTCTTCTCGTGAGGGTCAGCGTGGTGAACGCGCGCCTCCTCTTCAACTCCTTGAAAATCCTCCAGGTTTTCACGAACAAGGCGGAAATACCTTTGAAAAACGCCCAACCACCGCCGTACACATTCCTGCTGCTGTTGCAGGAGGCGATGGTGCATCCCGATCTCGGTGGGAAGCCGTGCACCAGTCATTCTGCGAAGACACAACGACAAGTTATGGGGAGAACGCCGGTAAATCACGGCGTTATGCCCAACTCCACAGAAGATGGTGCGGTAAAAGGTGTCCTCAACACACCTCGTCTCACCGAAGTTTAGGTCACCGGTATCGGTGAAGAACTGCTGGCCGGAGATGATTTCAAAATCCCCAGACCAGACGTATTCTTCCACCACCGATGCCTCAACGGTTGTAAGACGGTAGGGGCTCCTGTCGACAAGGCCTTGCCCGGCGCCCGGACGCGAAAACCCAAGGCTTCACTGGCACACGGTGTTCCCATCATGTAGAACAATTGATCAGCAAATTGCATTTGCATGAATCGACACAGTGTGGCTCTCACAACCTCAGGCTCAAATTGGTCAAAAACCATGGCGACAAGACCGTCATCAAGGTCATTGTAACGCGCCACGACAGCAGACCAACCAGCGTCAGCAAAAGAAACTCCTTTCTGATTCCTGTACACATACTTCCTAGCCCGGAGCGCGGAGCTAGGAAGCTTCAATAGGCGCAGCAATTCAGGATAGATGCGCACCTTGGAAGCCCGCTGAAAATGATGAGCGAGCAAGGTCTCGGTGTCGCCACGGTCTTGGAGGATGCTTGGCGTCCTTCCAACAGAAATGCCAAAAAGTCTCCATTCGCGCTGGGAGACCGCCTCTGTGTACATCAGTTCCTTGTCCTCGGCGACGACCACACCGCCACGCAAACCAATGGCCTCAAAAACCCTATCCCACAATGGAGGCTTGCCATGTGACGGGGGAGACCAATATAAAGTGGCTTCATCAGTGGCCTTAACAGTTCCGAAGGGCACACCGAACAGCATGCCAGGCCAGGTATGCTGCCCCGCGTTTGGACCACGGTTGTTCCGCGGAAGATTGAAGTTGGGCCACTCACCATCATCGCCATCTGGATTCCATCCCTTAGCGACCCACTTGCGTCGCGATTCGATGGTGGCGGCTCTATCATCAAGGGGCTTGCGCTCCCGAGCCTCGATGGCCAGCAAGGCTCTCCGCACAAGCCGCTGATGAGCTTCAAGCTCCGTTTCACAAGTGTGTACTGGACCATCAAACAACTGATCCTTCGGAGGCGCAGAGGGAGCGACTAGTGCCGGAATTGCAACACTAGAGAAGTAGGCACCAAACTGAACACTGCCTGTGAAAGAAGGGACAGCGTCGGCGTGCTTGTGCTCTCGCTCCTTAACTTCAGGGGGTGAGGCAACGGAATGCGACGCGGCCAACTTGGCTGCAACGTGCGGATTTGCGCGTTCAAGCTCACTCAAATCAAGAGCAGCCATTCTACGATCGAATTCAGCATCAGACATGTCAGGTTCGGGGCCCACAGCTGCGGGCGAAACCGGAGGCAACATCTCAACAGGTAGATTTACTGGCTCACTGGGCTGGCCTGTGGGTGCTACGCTATGCTTTACCTCCACAGTTGCCCTTGATCCATCACCACCAATTTCCAACGTTGCATCATCCTGACAGACGATGTTCGCGGCCAGCACGTCCAAATGGAAGTGCACAGCGTCGATCTTGCAATCGCGCGAGAACTTGCACTCTTGGTACTTGCTCTTGGCTTTCTTTCGCTCCCCGCTTTTCTTCTCTTCGCGCTCCTTGATGCGCCGAGCAGCCCCTGAAAACTGGAGCCGATGAAAATGTCGGCCATTGAGACAGTCTGAGGGTGAGGGGGCCAAACACTGGTTCATTGGCATGTCGTCCTGTCCTGTCCATTCGCCCTGATTCCCGTTGAGAGTCGAACAATGATCGACGGCGGAAACTCTTTGAACCTTCCGT